AATCCTGAGATGGACCAATTGTTATTTCAGTTACCTTTGTCAGGTAGTGCATTTAAAAAGATTTATTTTGAAGAAACGTTAAATAGAGCAACATCTAAATTTATTCCTGCAGAAGATGTCATAGTTCCTTATGGTGCATCAGATTTAGAGAGTTGTGATCGAATAACTCAAGTCATAAAAATGTCTATGAATGATTTGCGTAAAAAACAAGTTGCAGGTTTTTACTTAGATATTGATTTACAATCTTATGAGGGTGACGAATACAGCTCAGGTGTACAAGAGAAAAAAGATCAAATAGACGGAACAAAGTCAGACTATCTTAGCGATATGGCTGAGTTATATGAAATACATGCAGATTTAGACATAGAGGGTTTTGAAGATATGAACCCTAGAACTAATGAACCTAGTGGTATTAAGTTACCTTACGTTGTAACAATAGACCGTACATCAGGTCAGGTTCTTAGCATTTACAGAAACTACAATAGTACAGACCCACTAAGAAAAAAGAATGAATATTTTGTACACTATAAGTTTTTACCTGGTTTAGGTTTCTACGGCTTTGGTTTAATACACATGATTGGTGGACTAACTAGAACTGCTACAACAGCACTACGTCAATTATTAGATGCTGGTACCTTATCTAATTTACCAGCAGGATTTAAATCAAGAGGTCTTAGAATACGTGACGATGATCAACCTTTACAACCTGGTGAGTTCAGAGATGTAGATGCACCTAATGGTGTCATTAGAGAAGCATTGATGTCATTGCCATATAAGGGTCCTGATCAAGTCTTGTATCAATTATTAGGTTTTTGTGTAGATGCAGGTAAACAGTTTGCAGCGGTAGCAGACATGCAGTTATCAGAAATAGGAAGTTCGCAAACACCTGTCGGCACCACTATGGCTTTAATGGAGCGTGGAACAAAAGTAATGTCTGCGGTTCACAAAAGATTACACTACGCACAGAAAAAAGAATTTGTTCTTTTAGCCAATATTTTTAAATTAACTTTACCTCCAGTATATCCATACAATGTTCAAGGCGGGCCTAGAGAAATAAAAGTTTTAGATTTTGCAGACTCAATAGATATTTTACCAGTATCCGACCCTAATATTTTCTCAATGTCACAACGTGTGACTTTGGCACAAAATCAGTTACAACTTGCACAATCAAATCCACAAATACACAATCTGTATGAAGCGTATAGGAGAATGTACTTAGCTCTTGGTGTAAAAGATGTAGAGCAGATTTTACCAATACCACGTGGACCACAACCTCAAGATCCAGCTATAGAACACAGTGTGGTTTTGAAGGGTGCAAACTTACAAGCATTTCCACAACAAAACCATGAGTTACATATTAAGGCGCATAGATTTTTTATGTCATCTGTTTTAGTGAAAACTAATCCTATGGCTTTATTAAATTTAACATCACATATTATGCAACACGTATCTTTATTAGCCACACAAGTTGTAGATCAAGCTTTAGTAGAAGAGGCGGAGAAATTACGTGCACAATTTGGTGATCAAGTGCCACCAGAGCAAATTCAAGCATTACAAATGCAAAGAGCAATTAAAATTGATGAAGAAATTGCTAAAATTACAGAACAAATGGTTGTGGAAGAAGCAGAATCAATGCAGGATCAGAACACAGATCCACTTGTATTGTTAAAACAACAAGAATTAGCCTTACGACAAGCACAAATGGAGATGGATGCACAATTGAAAGGCGAGCAACAAGGACTAAGAGAGAACCAATTTGACTATAAACAGACATTAGACGCACAAAAATTACAAAAAGACTACGATTTAGCAAATTTAC